TATTTTTTAACAGGTTCATCAGACCCCGATTGGGCTTCCAAACAACAATTTTGGAGTCAATTAAGTGGTTCTGGTGATACTCAAACTTTTTCGTTTGATGACGAACAAGAAGCCTGGGAAAAAGCAGTTGAACTACAAAACGAAGATAGTTCAGGTCGTAGATATAAAGCAGTGAAACAATAAGGAGTTACAATGGCTGAAGAAACAAAACTAAAAAGTCAGATGGGTTCAGATAACCCAGTGAAATTCACAGATGAAGAACTTACTTCATTACAAGAGTTACAAAATACTTATGCAAGTATTTCAACTCAGTTTGGACAAGTTAAAGTGAGTCGTATTAATTTAGAGAGAAATTTGGAATCTCTTGATGAGACAGAAAGAAGTCTTGAAGAAGCTTGGGAAAACAATCGTCAAGTAGAATCAGATTTAGTTAAATCTCTAAATGAAGAATATGGTGCTGGAACTTTAAATCCAACAACAGGTGAATTTACACCACAACCTACTGAAGAAGTAGAAACACCTACTGAAGAAAAGTAGAAAATAACTAAAAAAAGTAGTCCTATATATATCGTTTGGGAATACTTGCATATATTTATTAGTATAATAAAAATTTCATTAATTGGAGAAAAATAATGGCAGAAAGAATAGTTAGCCCTGGTGTATTTACACGAGAAAAAGACTTATCATTCTTACCACAAGGAATTTCTGAAATTGGTGCGGCAATTATTGGGCCAACACAAAAAGGCCCAGCGTTCACACCAACACAAGTCAGTAATTTTAGTGAGTTTGAAGAGATATTTGGAAGTCTTGACTCTCGTTTTTATGTCCCTTACACGGCTAAACAATATTTAAAATCTGCTGGTACAGTAACAATTGTTAGAGTTCTTGGAATTGGTGGTTATGAAGATACCGCATGGGTATTAAAAACTACTGGTTCATTAGCAAGTGTTGGTGGAGCTAATGGAGCAGAAGGATATCCAGAATACTTTGGAAAAACTCTTGCAATATTAGCATCTACAAGACTTGGTGGAGGAACACATTTGAATATTAGAGGTAATCAATCAAATGGAGCCCCACTAACAGCTTCTTTAGTAGAAGTTAGTGCTTCTGGTGATAATATGAATAAAGAAATTTCATTCAACACAGGAAGTGAGTCTTATATCGACAAACTAATAACAAGTGACCCACAAAACAATACTGAACCAGTATATTTATACAAAAACTTTAAATCCTTTCACGGGGATATAACAGGAAAACTATCAGGTAGTTTTGTAACAGCATCAGTAGATTCAACTGGACTTGACCACAAGTCTGGAGCAACTGGATATAATACAGATGGAACAGCAGCTACTTGGGAGGGTAATGTAAATTACTCATATGCAAGAACACCTTTAATACAATCACAGAATATAGGTGGTTCAAGATATAGTTTATTTAGAGTTTACACTCGTTCACACGGAAGTAATATTAACAAACAATTAAAAGTTAATATTCTTAATATGAAAGACGCTGGTAGTGTAGCAGGTTCTGATTACGGAACTTTCTCATTACAAGTTCGTTCAGTAAACTTTAACAATGATAGATTAAGACCTGGTAATGATAGTGTCATAGAACAATTTGATAATTTAACATTTGACCCGAATGAATCTAATTACTTCGCAAGAGTAGTTGGTGATAGACATACATCTATCGATTCAAATGGTAAATTAACTTACTATGGTGACTATCCTAATAAGAGTAAACATATCAGAGTTGGAGATTTTTCTGATTTAGAAACATTCCCAACTACCGTTGTTCCTTTTGGACACAACAAAGTATATGTTCCTTATTATTCAGCAACAACAGCAGCAACAACTATACCAACAGCATCATTTAAGTCAGACCAAAGTTCATCAGTAGCCGACTTTGACCAAAATGCATTCTATGGTTTAAATTATAATAACTTGGATAACAGAGAATATCTATCACCAATATCTCACGGTAATGGTAATGCAAATCAAGGTAGTAATGTTACTATGTCGTTGGAAAATATGTATGGTTCAGACGGAGCTACAGCAGTAGCAACTAACTATGCAGGACAAACAGAATTACTAACACTTTCAGGTTCAGCCGTTGAACAAAGAAAGTTTGTAGTTCCTTTCCAATGGGGTTTTGATGGACAAAGTCCAGCAATACAATATGCAGTTGGTTCTGATATCAGTGCAACAAATACTCAAGGATTCAATTTAGATGGAGGAGCTAAGAGTGGTTCAGTAGTTTATAAAAGAGCTATTAACGCAGTAAGTAATCCAGACGAATTTGATATCAATATGATGGTATTACCTGGTGTTATTCACGGAACTCACACTAATGTTACTAATCACGCAATAGATAAGTCTGAAGAAAGAGCGGATACTTTCCTTATTCTTGATGCAGCTTTATATGGTGATTCAGTAGATACAGTGAGAGATAATGTGAAAACATTAGATTCAAACTATACAGCAACTTATTACCCGTGGGTAAAAGTTCTTGACGAAAACACAAACAGACCGACTTGGGTTCCGCCATCAGTTGTTCTACCTGGTGTCATTTCATTTAATGACTCAGTAGCTCACGAATGGTTCGCTCCCGCAGGTTTAAACCGTGGTGGTTTGTCAGATGTGTTAGAAGCAAAAACTAGACTAACTCATAGTGAAAGAGATAAGTTGTATGAAGATAGAATTAACCCAATCGCTACTTTCCCTGGACAGGGTGTGGTTGTATTTGGACAAAAAACACTACAAGGAAAACCTTCAGCGTTAGATAGAGTAAATGTAAGAAGATTATTGATAGCTTTAAAGAAATTTATCGCATCAACTTCTCGTTTCTTAGTATTTGGACAAAAAACACTACAAGGAAAACCTTCAGCGTTAGATAGAGTAAATGTAAGAAGATTATTGATAGCTTTAAAGAAATTTATCGCATCAACTTCTCGTTTCCTAGTATTTGAACAAAATACAAACGCAACAAGAAGTCGTTTCTTGAATGTTGTTAATCCTTTCTTGGAAGATGTTCAATCAAATAGTGGATTGAGTGCATTTAGAGTGGTTATGGATGATACAAATAATACTCCTGACGAAGTCGACAGAAATCGTCTAATAGGACAGATATTTATTCAACCTACAAGAACAGCAGAGTTTATCGTATTAGACTTCGTAGTTCAACCAACAGGTGCTACTTTCCCTGAATAATAGTTAATAAACTGAAGAAAACCCCACTTTTTGTGGGGTTTTTTTTAGCATATAAAACTTCTAAAAAACTTCCAAAGTATAATGAAATATATTTAACGATTTTTTTCACTTTCTTATATTTATTACTGAATATGAAACAGGGAGATTCGTAAATGGCTAAAGTATTAGACCCAAGTGAAATAATGTTTACACCTTTTGAACCTAAAACTAAAAATAGGTTTATTATGTATATTGAAGGTATACCAGCTTTCACTATTAAAGCAATGAATAGACCACAGATTCAATTTGATGAAGTGGTATTAGAACACATTAATGTTAAAAGATATGTTAAAGGTAAAGGTGCTTGGCAACCATTAGAAATTACTTTGTATGACCCAATTGTTCCTTCCGCTTCACAAGCAGTTATGGAATGGGTTAGACAACATCACGAATCAGTTACTGGTCGTCAAGGTTATTCAGATTTCTATAAGAAAGATATTACATTCAACTTGTTAGGTCCTGTTGGAGATATTGTTGAAGAGTGGACTCTTAAAGGAGCATTTATTCAATCAGCTAACTTTGGTGATTTAGATTATGGAACATCAGACCCAGTTGAAATAGCAGTAACACTTCAATATGACTACGCAATATTACAATTCTAAGGAGTAAAGATGGGATTTAGTGAAATATTTAAAGATAAAAATGAATACAATGAAAAATCAATAATTGGTTTTATGTCTTTCGCAGTAATGACATTAACAAGTTTGGTTGATATGGTTACTGGTGCGTTTGGAAGCGAATTAGTAATACAAGAATTCATTTACAATTCATTTGTTATTATCACATTAGGTTGTTTTGGTATCGCAGGTGCTGAAAAAATCTTTGGTGATAAAAAATAAAATAGTTATTTAAAAGGTTTTAACAAAAAGGAGTTAATCAAATGACAGATAATAAGTTTCCTACGGAAATCGTAGATTTGCCGTCACAAGGACACTTTTACCCAGAAGATAATCCATTATCGTCTGGTAAAATAGAAATGAGATATATGACTGCTCGTGATGAAGACATTCTCACATCAGTTAATTTAATACAACAAGGTAAAGCATTAGATAAACTAATAGAATCATTAATCGTTGATAAAAAAATTGATTATAATGATTTATTGGTTGGTGATAAGAATGCAATTCTTGTTGGAGCGAGAATTTTAGCATATGGAAAAGATTATAGTTTTTCATTTATAGATACTTATGCTCAAGTTGTAAAAGCTAAAGCAGATTTAACAACATTGATACCAAAAGATTATGATTTTTCTAAATATGAAAAAGGTGTAAATTTATTTACATATACCTTACCGAAAACAGAAAGAGTATTAACTTTTTCAATACCTACACATAAAGATGAATTATTACTTGACCAAGAAATTGAAGCTATTAAAAAAGTTTTTAAAGATGACAAAGACGCAATAAATAGAGAGAATTCAACCCGTTTAAAATACCTTATTAAATCAATTGATGGTAAAACAGATAGAGGATTTATTAGTAGGTTTGTTGATACTGAATTTCTTTCAGTTGAAGCAGTAGAGTTCAGAAACTTTGTTGTAAAAACAAGTCCTGATTTATCTTTTAAAACTGAAGCTGAAAATAGTAGAGGTGAAAAGGAGCAAGTGGCAGTCTCTATGACTGCAGACTTTTTTTGGCCTGACTCCCGAGTATAAGAAAGACTTACACGAACAAATATTCCAAATCATCTTTTATTCTAAAGGTGGTTTCACATTTACAGAAGTCTATGACTTACCTGTATATCTTCGTAGATTTTATTATAAACGACTTGTCACTCAATATGAAAAAGAGAAACAAGAATACGATAAAGCTATGAATCAACAGAACAAATCAAATTCACGATTTAATAAATAAAAATATAGAAATCTTATATTTATTACTGAACACAATTCAAGGAAACTACAAATGGCAAAATTTATAATGACAGAAAAATCAAAATCAACTTTTATGGAAAAAATTTTCTATTACATTGGTAAAGGCATAAAACCAATGGTTATTAGAAAAATGGAAAAGAAAAGTCCAGGACTCAAAAGAGCTTGGGGTAGATTAGAAAAAGCAAGAGATGAGTTTGAGAAGTCAATAGAAGAACTTTAAATAGTTTTTAAAATTAATAGTTTCAATATATTTAACACAACCAAATAAAATATGGCAAAAGACGATAAACCAAGAGATGGCAGAACAATAGCTGGGATGATTGATAATAAAATGGCAGCTGTTGAAGCCGGAACAATGAAAG